TAACGATATTATCGTAAAAAATATTTTTCATGATCTTTTTCTCCTGTAATGACTGATCAAAGTCGTAATAATATAAGTATTAATTATACATTAGTTACTGAGTTTGTCAAGAGGTTTATAAAAGAAACCCCCAAATTAATTTGGGGGTTTCAAAGTGTTCGATGTGGGAGGACTCGAACACTAGGGGGAACCTGTAAAATTAATTACAGATCTGATTAGGATTCGTAAATGTTAATCCTTCTCATACATGTTGACTCGGATATTTCTTTCCAATTATCGAAATCCATTTTAGCCAAGTCAGCAATTTTAAGTACCATTCTCAAACTAATCTCCCTGAGTCTAGCACTATGTTTTATCATAAAGTCTATAATTTCTTTTTCGAAATCTTTTGAGAAGCCATATTCTTTAAGCATACCATCTCTTACAATTTGGTTTATTCTTAAAAATTTATCCTCAATAGAATCCATACCAAGATCAATGTAGTGACATCTTGACATTAATGCCTCTAAGTGGTCTCTAATCTTTTTACTTCTAACATTCTCAAAATTAACATTAGTAATAAAGATACAACCGCCTTTAAAATCAAATCTATCAGGCACACCTTCTCTTCTTAATACATTTGATTCTGCTTTCCAACTAATTGTTCTTTTCTTACCTGAATCTAAAACCGCTTTTAACATATTAAGACACACCTCATCAAAAAGGATACTATCACAGTCATCAAAAACTAAAATATCTCCTTCGTTAGAGTTGTTAAAAAGTGTTTGATACAAACCTATAGGTGTCATAGAACCTTTAACAATTTCTGTTCTAGTTTTACCACCTAGTTTTGCCATTGCCTCATACTCATCTAGTATTTGTTCAACACCAAAACTTTTTCCTACACCTGGAGGGCCTGATACAATAAGTCCTCTAACAACATTGTTAGCAACTGCATCAGTCATTTTATCCAATATTTGGAAACGGCCTTTAATCCTGTTCATTGCTTGTTCAGGAGTTTCTTTCTTTTTAGCCTTAGGTTTTTCTATACCCATTAGTTTTTTGTAGTCTTCTTTATTAGAAGGCTCTATATCTAATGGACCATTTACAAGAACTCTAATTTTCTTGTATTCTGGATTCATAACAGCACTTGCATCTACAGTAACAAATGCTCCACGTTTTCCATAACTAATTGGTTTAATTAAAGGAAAGATCATATCCTTTAATGGTGAACTACGATAAGTTCCAGATTTAATTTTTACATAGTTTTGCATATTTACCTCCCACAGTATTTTTTAAACTATGTGTATATAATAGCAAATTTTTGCAAATTGTCAAGTGTTTTTTATACTTTTTTTGCTTTTTTATGGTATTTTTTAAGTTTTCTGTCTACTCTCCACAAAATAAACTTCACTTCTACTGCAATTTTCCAAGCAATAAACTTTCTCCATAAGTTTTGTAATTTGTCTTTCATTCCTCAATATTAGGATCTGTGTCATCTCCTACAGTACCGTCATATCCTTTAAATCTATAATAAACTGTCAGTTCTTCTGATTTTTTAATTGGTTTAATTGTATGTAATGTTCTGTCGCCTCTGTCTGTGCTTATATAACAATTTGGGTCATCACTATGATTTATAAATCCTCCTAGTGGTGTCCTTACCCATTCGTGTCTGTCTCTGTTATGAACTAGTACATGTGTTTCGCCTAAAACTACTCCTGCATCTAAATTTACTTTTGTATGCAAACCTAGTCCATCTATTTTACTTGTTTTTATAGTCAACTCTTCAGGAAGAGGCCTGTATGTTTTCTCATCAAAAGTTTTCATTCGTTTAATCAATTACAATATCTTCCATTCCTGCTGTTCGCAGTCTAGTTATATGTCCTATTTGCCATTGTTTTGCATCTAGTCCTTTCATTATTCCTAAGTATTTGTTTCTTAATAAACTAAACTGATTAACTAAATGTGTTAAATCTATTACACTTTGTTCGCCATCAACAAATTTATCTGCGTCTCGACTACTTAAAGTCCTATTATAGTTTTCCAAATACTTTCTAAAAGTTGTTGCTCTTTCTTTTCTTAATTCAATATTTAAATGTTCAAGTATTGCTTCAATCTCTTGTAATTGATTGAAGCGATACTCTGTAAGACCGGGGAGGGAGGCGGAGGCTTTCTCCAAACTCCCTTTGATCCTGACTTCCCATCTTGCATCATCAAGTTCTTTTTCGTAATACGCAATAGCATCAACGATATTACCTAAGTCCTCAACAATTTTATTATAATAGGTTGCCATTAAGTTTCCCAATCCTCATCTTCATCTTCGTCCTCAAAGCCTATATCAAAATGGCTTACTATTGCGGCCTGCATGACTTTATCAAAATCATGTAAATTGTTTTCAGCATCTGCGATGTCAACATTATCGTCAAAAGATCTGACAATGTTTTCTGCAGTATGAAGACGTTCTTTTTGTGGTACTTGGTCTTTAACACCTTCCCACACATCATAAAGTAATGCTACTTCAGGACTCATCGTTATACTCCTCAACTTCTGGTTCTAAAACTTCAGGGTCGATATCTTCTGGCTCATCTTGTTGTGCCATAGGATTTTGTCCCCATTCATCTATAACTATCTGAAGTTTGTCGTCAGTCCAGCCTTTTCTGAACTCTTTGATGATTTCTCCAGTTACAGGAGAGTTGTATGCAAGTTTGTTTCCTTCTTTAACCACAATGCCTTTTGTTTCTAGCATTTCTAACATACCACTGTATGGATCCATGCCTGTTGCATAAGGAATCTTAACTTGTACAGCCTCGAAAGGTTTACTGTATCTGGATTTCATTACTTTACATGCGGCTCTAATACCTTGTACTGTTGATGTTTTATTACCTTGCTCATCTTCTTTGAGTTTTAGTTTTTTCATCGCAATAACAATACTACTTGCGTATATAAAGCCTTGCCCACCACTTATTTTATCATCAGGATCAAACATGTCCTGACTTGCATAAGTATGGTTTGTAGCCACTAAGGCTATAGGAAAAGGTGCAATCTGGTTCACGGTGTTTCTAACCAAGGAGGCTAGTGCCTTAGGTTTTCTACCCATATCCCCTTTCATGTCACCTTTGTTAAACTGATCTACATCAGTTGGAGTTAGCAACATACCTAAACTGTCTATTACAAAAACTAATTTAGGCATTTCGTCATATGGCAGATCGCCATAATTTGCTTTGTAGTCTTTAATGAATTCAGACAATGCTTTAGCAACGTCATCTATCATTGAAACACTAACACGTAGAAGTTTATCTGGAGATGTATCTACATCTAATGCTTGTAACCATTGCTCGTCAAGTGCGTTCTCAGAATCGAACAACACAACCTGACAGCCGGCTTTTTGAGCATTTCGTGTAATTACACCAGAACAGATAAAACTTTTACCAGAACCTGACTCACCTGCAAATACACTAACCTTACCTAATGGGATACCTCCATTGAAGTCTCCACTAATTAAATAATCTAGTGTGTGGTTACCTGTGCTAATCCAGTCTTTTGGATCATGAAATCCTGCACTAATACCACTAATGCTTTTAGTCAGTCCAGTTCTAAACTTTGTTAAGTCAAAAGGCTTTTGCATGATCTACCTCCTAACTTGATTGTCTATTTCTGATCATTGCAAGAATATCATCTGCTGACTTTTTACCTGCATCGCCACTTGCTTCTGCTGTCGCAGTTGCTGGTGCTGGTTCAGGTGTAGCAGGTGCTTCTGCAACTGTTTCTGCTTCAACTTTTGCTTCTGCTGGTGCTGGAGCACTCACAGGAGCCACACTCTCTGTTGTAGTTGTTGATACAGGAGCAGATGCTGATTGAGTACTTGTTCCTGTATCCAGTCCATAGGGTTTAAAAAAGTTACCCCATCTTGCTGGATCATACAGTTCTCCATCAACACTTGCTTGGAACATTTCAGCAATCGCTTGTACACCTTCTTCTGTAGGTTTTGCAGGAAGATAATCGTTAAGAGTATATAATCCATGCGTATCGATTGCACCAAGTTGTTCCTCAGTCAATGCACTTTCTTTTCTTGCCCACTTACTAGTGGAATAATCTGCATATTGTCCTTTGGTTGTTTTTGCTAAACGGAAATCAGTACCATTAACATAATCAGTAGGAAGGTTTTCCATTTCTGGATCCATTAATGCTGATTTAATAATGTTAAAGATTTGAGGTCCAATAACAAAACGTCTAATTGGATTTTCTGGTGCCTCTTCATTAAGAGGATTTTCGTTTACAAAGCCTTGGAAAATATAACTTCTCTTTTTCCAATACTTTCTGCCCATGTCTTCTAAAGAAGGATCTTTAAACCAAGGTCTTACTTCTTGTAAAACTGGACAAATTTCACCAAACATTTCCATACAAGGTACTTGTACGGTTGTTGGTTTCTGATCACCACCTACAACTCCTGGGAATGTAAGTCTAATCATTTGTCGTTCTACCCAAAAGAACGTGTTGTTTGGATCAGAGTCAGGTAGGAACCTTAGTACAGTACTTGTACCTTCGTCTATATTCCAAAATGGGTAAATTGCGTTATCGCTTTGAGCGGGGGAACTACCTTTGGAATTGCTTTCCATTGATTGTAGTTTTGCTCTTATTTCTGCTAATGAGGCCATAATGTTTCTCCTTATATGTATGCCATGTTCGTAATAAATTCATATTACTGTGCCTTAATTATATTGCCATGATGCAAAAAAGTCAAGTACTTTTTTACAACTATTGGCCATTTCTGGCCAACATAGTTATTTATCTTTATGTACTGTTTTTATAATGTATATTGGTCCAAAAATACTTCATATGCTTCAGCCATATCAACTGGAGCAGATCTTTGACCATCACTACTGTTAGCACCTAGTAAACAACTTTTTATAGTACCATATTCAAACTGATTAAGTTCTCCTCCAGCACTAATTTTATTACTTAAACCTTGTAAGTAGTTGGATAAAGTTTCATCTTTTGCACTATAGCCTAACATACTTACCTGATGTCCAAGTTTTGCATTAGGATTATCGAAATCCATAATGTCTTGCTCTGCTAAATTATCTTTTAAGTTAGCAAAGTTTTCTGATTCTATTGCTTTTGTAATTTTACTCTCAAAACTTTTCTTTCTAGAAATTAAGTTTTTTAAACTACTTGATACATTTGCAACTTTATCATCAAAATGTGTTTCTGTAAATTTACTTTCTATATCTATATCATCTGTAAGTAATTCCACAGAACTAAAATCTTCTATTCCTTCAACTGCGTTAGCATAAGTTTTTACGCCACTTAGTCTTTTAAAATGTGTTCTAATTTCATTAATATTTTCTACAGCAAGTTCAACAATCTCTTGATTATCTTCATTAATAAGTTTTGCTGACTTAACATATCTTACAAACTCGCGGAGTTGCTTGTAATCTTTAGCCATACTTGTAATTGCTTCACCTACAGTATCATACATTTCGCCACCATTATACATGTGACGTGCCATTGCTCTGGCGGCCTGCAGATTGTTTTCTGCCATTTTAAATCTTTCATCGCCACGTTGAATAAATATACTATGTATGTTTCTGCTTCTTGCTCCACGTACTTCTTCATTTACTGCTTTCTTATGACGCACAACCAACTTTACATTTTCTAGTGGTTGGTAACTAGTTTTACTACTACCAGTCATTCTACCTAAACTGGCTTCCATAACATCTGCCATGTCTTTCTCCGCATTCTTTTTAACATCTACTTGTTCGCCTTTTGGCTTTATTTTTCTATTAAATATTTTGTAGTCAAAATTCATAAGATAATCTTGTGCTAAATGTTTTACCATATCTCTTACAGGTTCTTCTGATAGATCTTCACTTGTTGCTAACATTATTGTTTTTTCTGGAAGATTAATTCTTGCTAAAAGATTAGGTTCTGCAACTGCAAATCTAGTTGCCTCTTGTGGATTTAACACTAAATCACCATCTTTATCAAAACTTTTTACCTCATAACCAAATCCCTTTAGTATGTTAAAAAGTTTTTCTGATACTATGTCTTTATTAACTGCCATGTAACTATTTATCGTTTTTGGCAACAAAGTCGGCAATATATTTTTCTAAGTTTTTAAGATACTCTACTTTAGTATGTATTCTGTAATAGGTATAATAATTTTGTGTTAGTATAGAACTCATTTCTTTAAGTGTTTTACACCATTTGTCATGACTCCAATTACTTAATTCTAAAAATAAACTGTTTAATTTTTCTGTTTTTTCTTCTGGATTGTTTACAGTATCATAACTTTCGTCCCACCACTTATCAAATGTTTTAAATCCATAACTTTTTAATACTTCTAGACTTCCTGATGTACCTGCTATAATAAATGGATTTAGATGTTTTAAAGATCTATTAATCTTTTCCGTAATTAATACACCTCTTTCTTGAGGTTCAAACTCTGTTTCATAAACAAACTCACAATATCCTTTATCATAAAGTTTGTAGTCTATAAAATTATTCCATAGAGTATTAATATTTTGTTGTTGTCCATCTGGATTTTCTATTTTGTTATGCCATGGTAAAGTTTTTTTAAAAGTGTAATTATTATTTGGATTAAAATCGTTTACATCTTTTTCTGTACTATTAAAAGATATAATATTATCTTCTAGTAGATTATTTTTAAAAACAAATTCTGCAAAATCACATCTGTGCTTTCTGGGTCTACTATTTGTAGCAATTAATTTAAACGGCCTTGCCACAGGATTTTTTAAATATACTAAGGTTTTATGATATTTTTCCATATCTTTTTCATAAAATTCTACCCCTAATGATAAATTACACTCAACTATATCTAAACCTAAAACTTTTGGAGGATTATAATTGTTTACATTTAAAACCATATTTTTAGTTTTTAAATTATATTTCTTAATAGTATTTTCTAATACTTTGTAAAATGTTTTACAAGTAATATTTTTAGTATCTTTTAAAGGATATGTATGCTCATATACATTATCTATAATTATTAAACATTTGTTATTTTGATTATCTAAAACTACATCGTTAGGTATATCAAAACTATCTTGTTCTGTTAAAATTTTTGTATTGAATATTCTTGGTGCAACTAAAATAGGAAATGCATATACATTTGTATCAATTTGCTCATATATTTTTAATTTATTTGTAGGTAATTTATATAATGGCATGTCCTGTAAATTAAAAATTTTAACATAATCATTATTTTTAATTATTTTTAGTATTTGTTCTTCTGTATATCCATAAGGACATAATACTTTTTCACCACGTACTTTAATATATTTCTCAGGATACAATCTGATTTTGGGTTTATGTGTTTGTATTTTATGTTCCATTAGATTACTGGTAAAGGTTGATCATAATTATCATCATCATCGTCGTCGAATTCGTAACCAAGTCCACTACTTACAGCACTATAAACTTCTTCTTCAAAACTGCTTATATAGTCTATCATTCTTAGGCCTAACACTAAACTCATAACTAAGTCATCAGTTTGCCCTGGTTTTGCTTTAAAACTATTTGCATTTGAAACAAAATTTTTCAACTCACTAATTAAAGGTTTGCTTAGTAGGTGTAACTTGTCCTGCTCAATAAGTCTTTTTAATGTTAAACATGATTCAATTTTACTTTTGTGTGTGGTATGATATCCTCTTCTACCTTTTTTGCCTTGAATTCGTTTAGGCTCATGTAGCATTTCTCCAGGAAAATTTTCCTCTCCTGTGTCTCTTATAACAACCAGTGCCGCTTCTCCAATTGCATTATTTTCAACTGTCCAGTAAGTCATTGCTCCATTTGTTTCTTCTCTGATGTAATGCAGTATTTCCATCATAACTTTCATTTGTCCTTCTATTGGTGTTTTATTATGACACCATTCTGCTACTTGTTGCATACTAGGTACTTCTAAAACTTGTATAGCCGCATTATCGCCACCAGTACCAGTTGCTGGATCTAAAGATACTACATACATATTATCTGGTTTTGGATGTTTGTACCAACGTACTTGTCCACTTCTTAACAACGGATCAACACCATTTAGTTCTAAAAGTTTCAATGGATCTACAAGTGTTTCATCGTATATAACAAATTCACATTCGTGTTCACGTCTAAATCTTTCATCTCCTATCCTGCCACGTTCTTCAGTTGCCCATTCAAGATCTCTGTCAGGATGTTCGTCCCAGATTGCAAGTAAAGGTTTAAAACCATTTATACCTACATCTTGTTCATTACCATGTTGATCAAATAATTTGTTTGCCTGTCTCCATATTGTAGCAAATGTGTCTTCATCACTATTAGGTGTACTAGTAATAATACATTTACCACCTGTTGCCAATGTGGGAGATAGTGCTGTCCAAAATTCAGATGCAATACGTTGAGGTACAAAAGCAAACTCGTCTAAGTAAACTAATGTAAGCGACATACCCCTACCAGTGTTTTCTGTAGTAGTGGCGGCAACTATTCTACTGCCATTATCAAAACTAATACTCCCTTTGTTGTATTCTGTAACACCTGCCCTTATATGATCAGGTACACTTTCGTATGCATATCTAATACGTTGCATAATTTCCTGAGCACCTGCTTGTTTATGAGCCGCAACTAATATAGTACTATCAGGTTTAAACATAGCATACCACAGCAGGTATCCTGCGGCTACAGTAGTTTTACCCATCTGTCTACCCAGCATGTTTATACTGTATCTGTAACTATTATAATTTTCTATAAGATCTAATTGATAACTGAAAGGATTAAAATCTATACCGCCTTGTGTTGGGTGTTGTATTTTAACATGATTAGTCATAAAATACAGAGGACCTGTATCTGTATTTGCACAGTTTTTAAAATCTTCAAGGGTATCTGGTGTATATGCTACTTTGCTGTAGCCTTGTTTAACCAGACTGGTATCTGCTGTTCCTCTTGCCATAATACTATTTATTAGATTATAATTGAGGGGTTTGGTTTTTCTGTAAGATTATGTTTTGTAACATATTCGAATAGCCATGTTGCTATTGCTTTGTGTCCTGTTTTGTCTGGATGTTCTCTGAATGTTTCAAGCGATGTAATTTTCCCTAATTGAGCACCTGTCATTTCTTTTAGAGGAATAAATCTGTTATCTTTAGATAAGTTTCTAAATGCAAAATCTATTGCGTCTCTATATGGATTTTTATCTGTAACAGCACTAGAATATATCATGTAAGGAATATTTCTTTGATGTAAAAACTGTTTTAAGTAATTTACATTTTCATATGCAAAGGTCATATGCTCTGCAAATCTCCTAGGTCTTTCGTTCATCCATTGCTCTGCAAGTTTTTCTGTTCTGGCAACATCGTTTTGATCTAGTTGTTGCCTACTAATAGTTGTGTAAAGTGGCTCCTTTGGACTTAAGAAATCACCAGATCTTCTTACATAATGTATTAAATATTCAAGAGTATCTAGTTTTGTCCATTTAGACATAATTATAGGATATGCTGTCTCTCCTTTAAAATTATTGTCCCTAATTGTAATATTTGTTAAAATTCTATACCATACAAAAGGTATTTCTACAATTACAAATAATCTGTCAAAACTATTATATTTTTTAAAATATTCATTGCAAAAATTTACTACATCATACTTTTGCATTTCTATAGGTTTTGCTACTAAGGAATGATTCCAAACATTTTCACAGTTAGATAAGTCTGCAAAGTAATCTACCCAGGAGTCGAAACCTGGTTGTTTGGATATTGATCTTTCTAAACCTCTTCCCCAGCCAGAGGCATAACTATTTCCATCTACGTATAGATCATCTATCATAACACTATTTATAAGTGGGATTATTAGGAAATACTTTTTCTAAGTTTGTCTTTTAAGTAGTTTGTTAAAACTTCCTTGTCTGTAGACATTGAAGCATCTGCAGGAGATACTACCATTACTTTATCCATATCATCTTTTTTATCCATTTCTGGCTCTTCATGATCATCATGATCTTTATGATCTGGTGTATCGTCTACTTTTCCACTTTTCTCAAAATCTATACCAGCAAGTCTTAAAATGTGATGTAATTCGTCCATGCTGTCAGCATTTGCACTAACAGTAACACTGGAATCACCTTGTTTTTTAGTTTTGCTATAAGTTACTCTTTCTGAATCTTCTTCACCAGGCATAGCATAACCTAAACCTTCGTTTAGTGCGTCTGCAGAATTTTCGTAACTTGCGGCTAATTTTTGTGGATTAAAATCTAACTCATTTGGGTCTGCTTTAGGTTTCTGCATTTGTTGTGGCTGTTGTTTACCACCTGCTTTTGCTTGTTGCTTAACCAAGTCCTGTCCTCTTTTTGTTTGAGCATTACCTAGGTCAATTTGAATACCTATACTGTTTTGAATAAGTTCATTAATTGCTGGAATTGTATCAGTTGGAGGATTTTTACCTTGTTGTATCCTGGCCATTCCTCTGATAATGTCATTTACTTTCTGATTATCTGGAACAATTTGTTTTATAGCAACACGATCTTGTCCTGTGATTTCTTCGTTTACACTTTCTCTACAACCACATGTGGCACATGCTTTTAATATTTCTCTTTCTGCACCGCATTTAGGACAATGATCTTTGTCTTCTTGAAACTTGGATTCTTTCTTATTATCTAAATCATCTAAGGTTTGTCCAATGTCTTGACCATATTTATTGTCTGCACCTGGCGGATCTTGTAATGGGGCATCTGTATCCGGTTTAAAAGTTTTCCTACTCTTATCAACAGCGGCCGCTCCTTGTCGTATTATGTTACCAAGATTATTATCTATAAAAAATTTTAAATCTTCTGCATAATTGGCTGGTATCGATTGATTCTTTTCTAAGAAACCATATACCCTAAGTATATTTGTTGCTCTTTGATCATCATCACCCATTGCTTTTTTAATTGCGGCTCTTTGACTGGGTTTTAGGCCTACGCCATCTTGTGGCTTGCCACCAGGATTATTAAAATCTAGTTCGTTAGAATCACCAGGTTCTTCTTTAATGATATCATTAAGATTCATTATACAATACCTCCAGCACCTCTAGATTGTGAAACTCTGGAAACTTCTTTACTGCTTTCACTACCTTTGCCCATATTGACACCTTTGTGTAAGTCGTCGTATGTAGGTCTTAAATTGTCACCCATTAGTTCATCTTTTCTAGGATAACCATTTAAAAAGTTTGAAAAATAGTCTGCGCCTTTTTCATCTTTAATTTTTTGTAATTCTTCTAAAAACTTTTTGTTGTACTCTTCACCAAATAATGGTTGGCTAAAATCTAATTCCTGATTTTCTGCTTCATAATGTTCAAATGCTTCTGCACCATCATGTAAGTCTATATTTTCAGGATCTATTTCAGCAACTCTGTCTTTATCGTTTTCTAGTCTTTCTGCTTGTATATCTGCTTCTAAACGTCTTGGTTCTTTAACACCATAGCATAATACTCTTTCATGGTCTAGTCCTAAATTAACTGCTAACCATACTTCTAAAATTCTTTCATTAACAGGATATTTAAGTATAATATCTGAACTGCATACTTCTGATGTAAATTGTACACCTTTTGCACGGTAAAATTCCATTGGATTTTCTTCTATTGGAGTTCTTTTAAAAGGTGTAGCACTTACAAGATTGTATTTTGCTAAACACTTTTCTATAATATCCATATGATCTGAACTACAGTCAGATGCAATTTTTACTCTGAAGCCGTACTCTTTACTAAATGCTTCAGCGATGTATTGTTTTAATTCTGTCATATTGAAAACTCCAATTATACATTGTTATTTATCATTTCTTGTCATTTTCACCTTTTATAATTTTTAACAGATCGTTTCTGTCAAAAACTGTGGCGGCTACTCCTTCTGATTCACCTGAACCTTTATCACTAAATTTATCTATTCTTGCTTTTTTAAGCATTAAATCTATTTGTTGTAACTTGGCTTTTGTTTTGGCATCACTGGCATCTAAGGCTATTTTAAGCATATTACTTGCTTCTGCAAACACTTTGCCAGCCGCCATATCACTTACGTTCATACCTAATTGCATTAACTGTTCATAACTTTCTACAGCCATTTTGGCAATATCGTTCATTTCGCCTTCATGGTCTTCTAAACCTTTTATTTCTTTAAAGGCGGTATTTATTTTTTCGCTAACACTTAATGCGTTTTGAGTTTCTTCTATTTCTGTTTCTGTTTCAACTATAGTTGGTTCTGTTTTAGTAACCTCTTCTATAGGGGGCAGATTAAACTCTTCTTCCAGTTTCTTTGTCATAACTGTATTTATTACTTACGTTTTTTAGCAACACGTTGTTTAGGCTTACGTGGCTTATTATTTCTGAAAATTTGATCTTCGTTTATTACTTTAAAGCGAATACCTTTGCGTTGACACCATTCTTGTGCTGATGTCCACTTGGCGGCATTTATTGCCGTTTGCATAGCATCTCCACGGCTTCTGGCGTTTTTAAGGCTGGTTTGAGTACTAGGCTTTATTTCTATAAGTTCAACATGATCTTGTCCATTTTTATCAGTATATTGTACCATAAAGTCTGGTACATAATTATGATACTTTCCGTCTAAGGGACTTCTATATGGTATTTTAACATTTTCACTTGCCCATTTAGTTATGTTAGGATGGCTATCACACATTCGCATAAATGCTAATTCCCAACTACTTCTATATGTAGGGTCTTTCTTACCAACGTATTTGGTTGCCTCTTGGACGACATATTTACCTTTCATGAACTTTTTCATGTTAGGCCTTTATAATGTCTTTGACTCTGCTATTGGAATTTTTTAGTGGTGTTACTAAATTTACTCTGTTTCCTGATGGCCTTAGTGCATTTATGGCATTGTAAGCCTCTTTTGTAATTTTAAGTGTATTAGTAGATAATTCAAAAAATTCAAAAGGGTGTATATTTTGTTGTTCTGAAACTTGCAAAAGTACCAAACTTAAAGCATTTGCATTTGCTTCACTAAATCCAGAGCCTAAAAGTCTCATTTTAATCTGCTCTAATAATGGTCCATTTATATGTTCTAAGGTATTTTTATCGTTAAAACTACCTAGTATTTGTGAAGATGCCTGAGGCACAGGAAAGTCTACTGTACTATTTTTTATAAAAATTGTAAGCATTTCATTTAGTAATGTAATGTCTTGTTCATTACCAAATGTTTCATATAAACTTTGACTAGCCATCTGGTGAATCTCCTAAATTGCTATCTGAGCCAGTATCTATACGTTTTCCTTTTCCATTAAAGATATCTCCCTCAACTGGGTTTTGTAATCCTTGAGTGAATTCATTAAACAGTCCGCCTGTTAATGCATCTTTGATATCTCCACCATTAACTGCGGCACTAAGGCCTTTATCTAATATTCTGCCAAAAGGATTATCACTAAACCAATCACTAGCCTTAGATAAAATACCTCCTTCGTCACTAATTCCAGGATCAGGCCTTGGCACATAGGTTGGATCTTCTCCTGCTTGTAAATTAGATTTTTCGTTTGTACCTGTTGAATATTGTGTAAATATTTGTGGCTGTCTTTTCCTGTTCATTACTTCTTTTATGGTAGTAGGATCTGTTATAGCAATAGGTAATTTATCTCCAGCATATCTGCCAGGAAGATCAACTCCACTTACATTTTCAAAACGTGATAAATCTTGTTCGCCTAATTTAAAGTTTAATTGATCATATACTGAGAAGTACTCATATTGTAATTGTATAGAAATATCTTTAAAGCCACTATCTGAGTAATCTATATCACCAAAATTTATACTAGTAATAATTGGATTTACTAGAGTATATTGTACTCCTGTATTACCATGATACATAATCATATCTATTCTTTCGAAGAAATAAGGTGTTTCTCTTTGTGTAAAACCAAATGCATTACTATCAAAACCTCTTTCAGAAGCATCTGTTCCAAAACTTCCAGTATCTGTTGATACAGCAGAGTTATATTTTTTAAAAGTTTCTGTTAAAAATTTTGTATCTAAATCTCTACCAGATAAACTATTTTCTTCTGTAACAGTTGAACTTGAATCAAATTTACTTGTTGCATCTGCATAGTTATATGTAAAATACTTCATTAACAGAGTAAGCCATTCGTTTTGTATAGTATCAAAAAGATTAACAGTTATAGGACTATATTCTCTACCAGTTTGTACAATTCTTTTCTGATTAAATGCATTTACAATTTGAGTCTGAAATGCAACCTCAGGTAATTGAGCAGTACGGACAAGAGAACTTAATCTAGTTCTCAGAGCCATAGTATCTGTATCTCGTAGAAAAGTTCCTAACAATGCCCTGTTAGGTACAAAATTTATATATCCTTCAAACTTCTGTCGCGGGGGAGCGACATCTGGTCTAAAATGATAGGCGTTGCGGAAATCCTTTGTATAGAAATTCCGCCCGCCTCCGAATTTAAGAAACTGCATTAAGCACTCCTACCCTAGGATTAACCTAGTGTTGTTGAGCCTACGTCTACTGTTTCTGGGAATGGGTTTCCACCTACAGTTCTACCATTAACATCGTTATCACCTTCAAAGTGTACGGCGTTATCGTATCTGATCTGCATGATCACCTGTACAGGGTCACTTGCTGAATAATCTGAATCACTGTAGTCTACGTTTGTTAAGAAACAACCTTCAAGGAACCAAACTTCCGATGCACCTGCGTTGACACCATCTAAAACTTCGATTTGGCAATCGAATTTGTAATCACTACCTGAAGCAGGTGTTGATTGTTGGAAATGGTTCAATTGTCTTTGGACTTGGGCACCAACAAGTTTTGTTACTTGGTTTTGTATATCATCCCTTACAGTAAGAGTAATTTGCTCCCATGCATGTTTTCCTTGAACATAGATTCTGGAGTTGTAACTATCAATAATTTGCTCTTCGTAACTGATTTTAGGTCTACTTACGTTTTGCACATTTTGAGTAAGTACTTTAGTTTCATTACTTCCACCAAAGTTGTTAAGCAAACTCACACGGAATCTATATTTAAGTTTTGGCATAAGTACGCCAGAACCAGTATTACCGGTTAAGGGTACACCAAATTTACTTTTAGTTTCTGTTGTTGCACTATCTACTGCCATGTTGTTCTCCTAGAACTTAATTAATTAAAGTTCAACTTTAATATACGAATATTTATCTGATCTGGCCAAAAATTAATATAACATGTTTTAATTTTATCATAAAAAAGGGCGGAAAAACCGCCCTTTTATTAGTTAAATTACTGTTTAACCAGTTTGACCCAATGTGTTTTGGATTCTGATAGGTATGTAAATGAACTCAACTGCTTTGACTGGCTGTATCGCTATGTCAATGTGTAATTCATTTCTATCAATTCTTGCTGGAGTATTGTTTGTAATATCACAAACTGTAATAAAGTCAAACAACCCTCTTTGAGAAACAAGTTCGCCTAATAGTCTATCAACTACTGATTTTGCGTTTGCTCTTGTAACTTCATCGTTAGGTTCAAACAAGAATGGTTTAACTGCGTCGTCTAATTGCTCACGTAAGTAAACTACTAGTCTTGCAACGTTAATTCTATCTAATGCACTTGATACTGGATTAAGTGTTTTTTGTCCAAATACTGCTAGTCCTCTTCCTGGGAAGTTTCCAATTGGATTTACTTTGTTGGAATATAAACTATCTCTTTGTCCTTCACTTAAAGCAACTGGTGTAAATTCACTTGTTGTTGCATTTAGATGTCCTACTGATGTCGCATTATTAACAAGTCCTCTTTGGAACCCTGCTGGTGCAAACCAAGGGAAAGCCACTTGGTCGTTAAATGCTAACGTTCTTAGTGCCATGTGTGATGCTGGAACCATTACACTTGAACCATCTAGGTTTGTTGATAACCCTGATGGATAGTAAACAGCCGCATAGGCATCGCTTGATACTAATCCGTCTTCACCATTCTCACCTGCATTATTGCTATTTGTTACCCAATTTTTTGTGCTTGTGGCATCTGCCGCCAATCTAAATGGTGTATCTATAACACTAAATACAGTATTTTTTCTATCTGTGCCTAAAGTAATCATTTCATCTGCTAGTTCAGGATATCCTGGTACTGCCATAATATTGAAACGATTTGTTTCATTTCTAATTTCTTGATTACTTGTTACTGAAGATTGTAATGCTTTTACAATTACATTTCTCTGTGCTTTTCTTAACATAAATGGTGAACCATCTGTTTTGTTACCACTTTCATCTTCCCAAAGTCCTGTTGTAGTGTTATATTTTTTAACATTACCAGAACTTAGTAATTTATTCCAACCTATAATATTTGCTGGAAAACTTGCAGGTAAAGGAGCACCAGTAATTAATGTATTACTTGCACTAGAGTTTCTAAAATCTGCAAAAACTACACCTTCTGGACTATGTTGGTCTGCATTATCTAGCAATACCCAAGCACCAGAGGCTCTTTTGTAAATTCTAGGATAGTTTTCTAAATCACTACCGTCAATCCAAATATCTCCATCAACTAATGAACTTACGCCATCTGATTGTAATGTAGGCTCTGAACCTTTAACTTGTACATCCTTATCATATGGCTCCCATCCTGTTGAAGCATCGTTGTAAAGTAAGTCAACATTAGCGGTTGCTACTGTACTATTGTACCATAGTGTACCGTCTGCTAATGTGCCTGTTACAGCATTTGCACTTGCAGTAAAACTTAATTTTTCAAAGTTACTATAAGGTGCTGAACTATCTAAAGCAATATTTGCCGCTGTAAACCCAGATACATTTCCATCTATAACTAAAATGTCAGTACCTGCACTATTTACTAATTGAATTTTGCCTGAGTTGTTTGAAGCAACTACAGTATTTGCAAAAGTTAATGATGAGTTTGAAGCGGTTAAGGCCGCATTTATATCTTGTACCATGTCATCAACACTTGCATTACCGTCTGCATCACCGTCTGTAGAAAATGTAACATCTACATTTGAACCGCTATTGATTCTTAATGAGACACTAATTTTACCACTATGTGGTGCAACTGTTACTGCTGTATCACTAACTACTGCATTTCCTAATGCTGTAACACTTGATCCGCCATTATGACGTTTTGGTGTAAGACTTGCTGTACCATCTTGTTCATTAGCACCTTCTCCTGATACGTCAAAGAAAATATCTCCAACCTGAGGATTTGCACCATGTCTTGCAGGTGAAAATGCTGAAGACATTAACACACCTGATTCTACTGTTTGTGCTGTAAATTGTGCTGTTGCACTATTGTATAGTTTTAATGAGAAGTCTGATCCATTACTTAATGAATTAAGTTGTAGGAATAAATCTCCTGATTGTAAAGCACCGCCACCTTGTCTTGTTGTAGGTAATTGTGCGTTTGAGCCTATTTGGAAGTCTGCTGAAGATGTTCTAGTTGTCCATCCTGCACTACCTATAAGGTCCCAATTATTTGCTGTTGTTTTTTGATACAGTTTAAATGTTGCTAATGTGTTTCCTGAAACATCGAAATAGACAACAGCATAATCGCCGTCTTGTCCATAACCTGTTTTTGGTGTACCATCTGATGCTAGGTCTGTTTTTGCTGGAACTTTTACTGTTTGAGTAACATATTTAGAACCATCATATTTTCTTAAACCTAGTAAAGTACTTGCAGTATCTAACCAATATGTTCCGTTTGCTGGTGCAGTAGTAGGTTCATTTGAACTTGCCGTTAAGGCATTTAAATCTACATTTGCTCTTAAAACGTATGCACTATTGGCTACTCCAAGGAAACTATAAGCCGCAAGTAGTCCGTATTCATTTTGCTCGTTACCATGTAACTGAGTTCCTCCACTTGTTTTAAATACAGGATTACCATACTGTTGTAATAGTTCTCTCTGACTTGAAATTTTGTAGAGTTTGTCTGCTGATGCTGAAGTTGTGTAACCTGATGTTCCTGTACCGTCAGGACTCGTTTTGTCTTGAGCCGTTGCGATAACTATAAGTGGAACTGATCCTGCACCGGCTGGCGAGTAAAAACTCTCATCCGATACACTTACACTTACTCCAGGCGAAACTAATGTTGCCATATTTTTCTCCTAATATTAAGATTTTCTTAATAGTATTTATCTTTTTTTAGGATTATTGTGTATTTAAGGAAATTAAGGCGTATTAGGCAATATTATATAATTTTAAGATGTTCTTTAAATTTACCTGTTTTCCAATCTCGAATGTTTTCCACTTGTTTAGCAAGTTCCTCTAAAGTGCCATTATTATCTATAATGTAATCTACAGGATATCCTGCCCAGTTCCACTCACTTTCGTGTACTTCTCTGTATTTTGTTGTCATAATTTTTTTACTTACAACATTATTATGAGCAGTTTTGGCTACTTCAAACCATTCTGGTAAGTCACCACGTTGCACCCATATAATAACACCGCCCATACTTTTAATTAAATCAAGTTCGTTTCTAAATCTTGCATCACTAATTACTGTACATGGAGCATTTTGATTTTGTTTTCTAATACGATATTCTAAACTATTAATCCATATATCAGGTGCAAAATGATTTCTTAGTACTTCTGTACCCATTAATTGTAATGCTAATCTGGGAGTAAAATTAGGTACTCCTAATTTTTTAGTCCAAAACATATCAGGTATTTCTCTGAAGTCTCTGCTTTCAACTGTGTCGCCTTCAAGCATATCTCTAGGCCAGCCAAATATACTAGCACATACATCTTTTACAGGAGAGGCAAAACTATCATGGGAACATCCACGTTCTACAAACATATTGGCTACTGTATCTTTGCCACTGCCTATAAAACCCGTTATTCCTATTAGCATATTATCCTATAACGAAATTAAGAGGAAGGTTGCCCTCTTCCATATTGTGAATACTATCTCTGAAACTTTGCATTTCTTGTTGTGCTTCTGATTTTAATGCCTCACCATTTAACTGTATGGCTCCACCGGCACCTGGTAGTCCTGACTGATATTTACTTCTTGCTTCTCCAAGCATGTATTTTGCTTGGGATAAGGAATATCCTGATAGCCAGTTTGCCGCATAAACATCTGTTAATAAAATTGATTCTGGAATAAAGTTATATACACCAACAGCAATATCTTCTTCGTGCCTAACGTTTCTTAATATTTTTAACTGCTTAGTATTTCTATTCCATATAAAATTGTATTCACTACCAAAAATTCTACCAATAGTTTCTTTGTATTGTGCAAAGGCATCAAATACTGCAAGTCCACCTATTTGCCCTGCTTGTAGCATATACATATTGTTAAATGCAACATCAAATGGATCAAAGTTAGTACCTCCACCACTGTTAGTTCCAATACCTCTTCTGTAAAGGCGTCTAACTTCCATAACTTCATCTGGTAGAGTATATTCTGTTACATCTGTTTTTGTTTGAAAAAATATAACACTTTCCTCTACACTACCTGCACTTAACTGCCTGTATAGAGCGATAGCCTTATCTATAGCAACATCATAGTGTTCTCTGTCTAATTCAACATCTATTATTCCGTCGCCTAGACGAATTTGCATCTCTTTGATGAGTTCTTCTCGGTTTTTATATCCTATCTGATCTTTTGGCATACTACTATTTATCGTTTTTTGTATTAAAATGCCTTTAGAATGATTGTATTATCATTAATCCTGCCATTCATTTTAATAGGAGTTGTTTTTAACTCGTTAAACGATTTAGCAAATTTGGTTTTTGCTTTGCCTGTCCAATTTGCTATTTGCTCCTTGGGTTTGCGTAATGTTTTTTGTGTACTCGCATCTTTATCAAAATCTATAATAGTTGTGCCTTTCACACTAAGTCCTGATCCTGGCCTGTTCATTGCTCTTGGGTCTTTTGTTAAAGCATGATATACACCAATTTTTCTTGTTTTAGTATTATAAACCCAAAGTTCATTACAGTTTACAATTTCTGTAGGATGAATACTTGCTATACCTAAATCACTATCATTAATTTGAAACTTTAACTTTTTAATAATACTATCCTTACTTCTTGCTCTTGGCTTACGAGATGTTCTAGTAGACTTTTTAGTTTCAATTATAGTATCACATGCAGTATTAATCTTTTCAAAAAATTCAACAAATTCCTTTCTCATTTTGGCAGTAAAATGTGCATACCCTTCTTTAATATCAGGATCTTTCCATTCTTTTACTTCTAATGCTTCATCATATTCTGCTTGAAACTCTTCTTTTATTATTTTAGCATGATTGGCCTTTATTTCAGGAGTATGAGATAACATGTCCTCGTAAGGTTTAAATTTTAATGATGTAAATTCACTATCTACTAATGAGTCTAATTTAAACTCCCACTCTGCACATAAAGGCGCAACTTGTTGCTTCATCCTTTCTTGTATGCTTATTACTTTTTTGGGTTTAAGTTCCTCTTTAACTGCTTTTTCATCTAAAGATTTTTGGCCACGTTTAAGCCATTCCTCTTTACGTTTTTGATGATAATGTATAGCAATACTTTCTGGCATGTATCCAATCTTATACCATACAAAGGTGGAAATACCTGCCGCAGAAAATGACCATTCTGGGTTTGCTAATACAATTTTAATTTCTTCTTTTGTCCAACCTGATGCTTCTTTAATCCATTTTTTACATGAATTAACAATTTTCTTTTTAGGAATTTCAGTTCTGACAAAATACTCACATGATCTAAATGCTTCTTCTTGTTTTTTAATGTCAGTTATTAGACGCAGAGTATTCCACTCTGGCTCTTTGGTAACGTATATACTTCTTTCTTTTTTTCTTCTGGGCATCTGTGTCTCAGTCTTCAAACAGTTGTTCTGGATCTGGCGAGTCATACATTAATTGTATAACTGTAGGCCAATTTTTAAATCCTAATATACTGTTTTTATCTTTTAATGCATTTTTTTGCTTAAAGAACTGAGTAATACTTATCATTCCACTAAATTTTCCTGCTCTTTCACCTGCTTTATACATAAAATATGAGTTTGCAAGTATAAAAACTAGAAAAAATAAAAACATTGAATCCATAATAATCCTCCAAAAATAGAGTATAACATCTATTTTTTAAATGTCAATAAGATTATTATTTACCTTTAGAAAATCTTTTGTCTATATTATGCGGTAGATTGTTTTCCAAGATATTTTTCCAAGATTGTATAGTAATATCTAGGCCGTCACTTAATTCTACTTTGGGAAACCAGCCAAGTCTGGTAGTGATTTTATGATTTGTGCTATTAAGTAAGTAAATTTCTCCAGGACGTTTTGGCTTTGTATTCCAATTTACATGTCCGTTCCATCCAATTTTATCTGCAATAAGTTTTACATAATCTTTTATTTTAATTGCATTATCAGGACCTATACAAAATATTTCTCCTGCACACTTATCAGGATTGTTGATTACAGTTTCCCAAGCATCTAATAAATCATCAATGTAAATAAAGTTTCTATATGGCTCACCATAACCTAAATTAATCTCTTTTGGATTTTTTAGCATTTGAGTAATAATTTGCTCAGTAACAAAAAAGTCATTGTCCTTTCTACCATAAGCATTTGTTTGGCGTATTGTTGTAAATGGTAACCCATAACTTCTGTGAGCATACTCTAAGTATTTTTCACAGCCATATTTTGCAACGGCATAGGGGGCATTTGGATTAGGCGGTGTTGCTTCATTAAATGCTATAATACCTTCCTCTTTACCATCTCTAATTAAGTCGCTTATTGGTTGCCAGCCATAAACTTCCATAGTTGATGCAAAAACAAAGTTTTTTAAATTTTTAAGTTTAGATGCTATTTCAATTAAATTTACTGTACCTGTGTAATTGATATCACTAAATGTTATCTGCTCATAAAAACTTTGTTCTACTTCTGTTCTTGCCGCCAAGTGTACAATTATTTCAGGATCAAACGTAGAAATCTGCATAGCAACTTTGGAATGATCTCTTAAATCTTCTGTTAAAAATCCTAGTTCATGATTGTCTTTTAATCTTTGAACCATGTGTTGGCCTATAAATCCGTCTGCTCCTGTTATAAATATTCTCATGTTAAATCCTCTGTTTTTGCAAATCCTGTTACTTGTAAAGTATATCTATTATAATTACTTACATTACTAAGACAATGTGCTTTATCTTTAAAAATATATGTGTAGTCACCTTTTTTATAATCTGTAAATGAATGTTCTTCTATTTCTAAAAAATGTCCCATAATTTTATCTTGTAAAAAAACATTTACTCTTACAGGCACTTTATTTTCAATATCCCAATTATTTTGTTTTGCTATATCATATAATCTATAAAATTTATCTACATGCGGTCCTGTAAATCTTCCAGGCTTTATGCAATTTACTGTGACTAATGGATGTTCTATGAATGGAAACATTTCTTTAATTTTATGAGCCCATCTAGGTGCAAACTCATCATATGTTTGTAAAACTATAGGCCCATCTTCAGGATAATCAGGAACAGGCATATTATTATCTTTCCAGTATCCACTACACCAAATACTATTTGATTCTTCTACAAATTTTGTTAGGTAAAGTTCTCTTTCATCTAACCAGGAAAGATCTATATGTCCTTTTATCATTTATATAATACCGTAACCTGAGCAGAATAAAACGGTTTATCTCCCATGTTACCTGCTATATGCCAATCATCACTACCAAACTTAACCCAATCTCCTTTACGCCATTTTGTAAAAGGCTGATCATGTACTTCATAGTAATGTCCACGTTTCCAATCTTCTAAAAATATTAGATAGCGATATCCTGTACCTCCACCATATTGCTCTTTTAATTTAAAATGCTTATCAACATGATGTGGAATAGTTTGTCCTGGATCTACTTTAATAACACTTACAACATGATGATCGAAACCTTGCGGAATTTTGTTTGCTAATTCATGTATCCACTCTGGTGAGTCCTCAAACATTTGCCAAATACTGCTGTTATGTTCTGTATAATATTTTTCTAAATCCTCATATTGCTGATAGCACTGGAAATAATCTTGAAAATTTATATTCTCTAATAAAGCATGAGGAATATTAATTTTTATATTTCCGTACTCAATCACAATAACTCTCTAAGGTTCCTTTACGTCTTAGATCCAATGTTGCACAATGTATGCCACCAGACAACGTCATAGAGTGCCTGAATTGTACTGGTACACTATCTATACCGTATTTGTCTAGTTCTCGCATCAGAGGCTCTTGTGCTGAGTCTAAGATTACTGTATTTTCATTAACACTTAATAAGTTCATACCTATATAAGATGAACATGGAGCAATATATCCTTCCTCTGAAAGTTTACTTCCTTGAACAACACAATCATCGAACCATATTTTATCCCACTTTTTAAACATTTCTGGACAATTTTCAGGTGTTACTCTTGAACTGTTCATTAGTACTAACCCTGGTCTTAGTGGTACAATAGTACTATCAAAATGTGCAAAACTATATAATTCACTGTAATGTAATTTATAACCCATTGGCTCTAATAATCGTTTAAGCCATTTGTAACCTTTCATATTTCCTGAATTACTAACTTGATATAACAAGTCTGTGCCTACTCTTACAATGTTAGGTGCATCAAAGCATATCTCATGATCTAATAATGTAGCAACGTCTAGATTATCAAACTGATACATATCGTCATGTAATTTAGGTTTAGGTGCTTCTAACCATAAGGCACCATCTTCAAATGCTTCATACATTATATCTTCGTATAAATGTTTTGCTTCAAAATATCTTGCTCTAACAGGAGTAGGTGTTTCTATTAACATGTCTGCTAAGGGTAGTATCAAATCTCTTGGACACCAACTGTACCAGCCTTTGGTATTCCAGCCTTGGCCAATATCATAATTTATATTTTCCCAATCAACTATTTTAGGGCGGTGTACAATTACACCCATGTCTGCTAAAACTTTTGCAAGTCCATCTGCATCTTCATTTGCTTCGTCTATTACCCATTGAGGATATACTCCCTCTAATGGTTTAATTTGTTCTTCTGGGTAAGGTGCGTAACTGAAACTTCTTGCTGAAATATCAGTTGCTATTCTGCTGTGGTGAGCATGTCCAACGATTATTTCCTCTAATTGGTCCCAATCGTTGTGGGAATTAACTATCATTATGTCTCCTGTAAATGTATAATACTATTTATTGGAAATAGTTTTTATGTTTTACAGTTTCTGACATAATATTAAAATTGTGTTCGCATATAGGTTTTACATTTTGTAAAAAAGTCTTTTTATCATTATCTGACATATTTTGTATTTTAATTAATTCTTGTATTGCTGTATAATATCTTTCTATATCATCTTCTATATCGTCGTAACTTTCATCTATCCAGGGGGAAAATGATTTATAACCAAATAATTTTTTCATGTTTTTTAAAAAATGTTGATTGTTAAAAATAATAAAAGGATTTTTAAAATACATATTGTAATATGTTTTTTCAGTAACAAAATTAGTTTTAGGAATCACATAACATTGATCATTATGTGCTGTAAGATTATCTTCTATCACTACACCTAATAAAGATTTTCTATATGTATCAACATAAGTTTTTCCTAATTTAAAGTTAAAATACTTATTTCCCACATATAATTTTTGACTATCGTCCGAAGTATGGCCAAATACATTATTAATATAAGTAGAATTAATTTCATGTTCAAAACATTCTTTAAGCAAATCTATACTTTTGTGATTTTTATAAAAATTTAATACTAGTTTTTTAAGATTAGGAGTAACTAATTTTCCATAACTATACTTTCCCTCTTGTAGTAAATTAAAATGTTTAAGCATGTGCATTACAATTAATTTAGTACCTCTTACTGCATTTGCATTTATTTGAAAATTATTTGTAATGTCTAGTTTAGTATTATCAACATTATTAATTATTTTGAGAGCATAAGGAAGAAATAATTGAGAATGTATAATATTAATTTCTTCTTGCTCAATATCTATATTGGAAGTTAAAAAGTAAATTTGTTTATGAAGTTGTTGTGGAAAATAATTTTTTATTAAAGGTGTATAATTTATGTTTTCCATAAATTCACTAATTACTAATTTATTTGAAGGATCTGCAAGTAAATACCTAATTAAAAATTTTAATGTTATTTTATTACTTAAAATGTCCTCAAATTTATCTTTATCAGATCTTATAAATCCTAAATTTATAATTATAGATTCTTTTGTAATTTTTTTAGATATTAATTTTTTAGATAAATTATCTATAGAAATATATTCAGTAGTTATATATTCTGGAACAACATCAAAATATTTTTTTAATGCTATTATAAATTCTTTTTCAATTAAATAATAAAAATCATCTTCTTTTTGATTTTCATTTGCTACAATTATATTTTTAAAATGCTTAACAGTCATTTAACCATTCGCTGACACAAACTCTGTAATTTCCGCTTACTCCTCTACTAAAATCACTATGTCTTTGGTCATCGCCCAATCCAAATATTACAGTATCAGTCCAAACTAAATCCTGCTCATGACAGACATCCTGGTACAAATCACTAAATTTTTCCCAATTATAATCAGGACTGAAGTTTTTCATATACTCAACTCCTAATGCCATACTATAATTATTAGCCATTTTAACTTCATTAAGCATACTAATACCATCGTCTACATAATCTTTTGTAAACCTAATACCAACTCTGTGGTTTTCCAAAGTAAAGAAAGGTTTGCTTAAACTACATGTAACTTCTTTTATGCAAGGAAAAGCATCTAAATTTATGTGTACATGCTTTGCAATACCCCAATATGCTAAGTCTAAGCACACAGGTATATTATGTGCCACACAGATACGCATTATATGTTCAAAGTCAGGATGTATGCAACCAAAATCACTAAATGGTGCACTTATAAGTAATGCATGTAAATCTGGACCGTTTAAAACACTTTCAAAATGGTGCGGATATTCCACATAATTAAATTCTACATGTTTGCCTAAACAAGCATGATACTGAAAATCTCCTTTCAGGACATTAATTTGCTTGTCTTTACAATGTCTTAAAATAAAATTATCAAATGCTTGACTGGTTCCTTGGGTATAATCAGCAAAAGTAAAATTTTGTAATCCATTAAGTGTTTTACTCTCACTAAAATTTAACCAATTACGCCATACATTAGCATATTCTTCTAACGATGTTTCTTTAGGCGTACCTATACTGTTATGGAAATCTAGTATTTCCTTGTTTCTAATAGGTCTTGCTCCTCTAACTGCCGGCATGTATCTATTTATTGTGATATAATTTACATCAATATAAATTTAGAAGGTGATAAATAGTATATTATGCCAAGATTAAGTTTATGGAATCCAGTAAAAGGAAATGATTACAACTTCATAGATAGAGTTGTGGGTGAACACATCTTTGCAGGTGGTACTGGAGTACATGTACACAAATATTTAGGTGTACATAGTGAGGACGATGGCAAAGATCCTACAAGGCCTAA